CAAACTCCAGGGCATCCTCTTTGTTCCTAAAACTCCATCCGCCCACGGTTTCAATGCATGTGGATTGAAAACCTTGATATTCAATCCATACCCGCTTCTGATCTTTCAGTCTATTAGTAGTTTCTCCATCCTTAACATGCCAGGCATGGGGCCAACGGTAATTGCTGAGTGTGGTCACACAGGTTATTTGTTCCATGTTCACTTACCCAAGCTCATGTGCACTTGAGCACATGCCTGTATTGTGGCATAAAATGCACTACACTCTTGTTGTGCTAAATGCCATAGATCATACTCGTTCAGCATTGCAGCCAACTCATCGCAGGCTACCTTGTCCTCAAACATTACTATAGCTCGTTTGTCTTGCGTATTGATCCAGATCATACGCTGCTGATCTTGCGCATTGCACACATAATAGCCCAGGCGGCAAATCAGGTTGACAAAATAAGGCCAGACACAGGCACTGTCATTACCAGGAGTAGGGAATACCATGCCCCAGCGTTCCTTGCCGCCCACCATTTTGCGGATGGTTTCAGTACTAGAACAAACCGCCTTGATTTCATTTGCTGTCATTTTCATTTCCCTCACTTACCTAAGTTCATGGTGGCCAGCTCCTGGTTAGCACCACCGTCAATCACATTGTTGGCCACTTCAGCCTTTGCCATGATCAGTTCACCAATTTCTTCCTCAACCGTGCCCTCTGCCACCAGGTTGTACACCGTCACATTGTCGGTCTGGCCAATACGGTGAACACGGTCAGCAGCCTGGATCAGGTCGCCTGGTGTCCAGGGCAGCTGAACAAACGCACACGCCCTGGCAGCAGTGAGTGTGATGCCAAACCCTGCACTAGCGATGTTGAGCACGATCACCTTCACGCTGCTGTCAGTCTGGAAGTCCTGCGCCGCCTGAGCCCTCTCCTCCAGGCCCACGCCACCGCGGATCATTCTCACACCCACGCCAGCAGCCTTGATAGCAGCAGTGATCTGATCCACCATCCGCTGGTGATGTGCAAACACCACCAGCTTCTCACCCTCTTCCACATAGTCCAGGATCCACTCAATGGCGCTGGCCATCTTGGCATAGCCTGCAATCTCGCGGCACTTGTTGATGGCCACAATGGCCTCATCGCTCTTGGCAGCATTGCCACCATAGTTTATGAGCGTCTGCATGCCCTGCTTCCAGTCGCCGAGACCCTCAAACGCCTGGGCCACTGCATCATACTCGCGACGGTCAAACTCCAAGGGCACAGTCACAAACGTCTTGGGCGGCAGATCCTTGAGCACATCCTCCTTGCGACGGCGGATCATGATGGTGTCACCCAGCATTTGGTTGAGCTCAGCTTCATTGCTGTGGCCGTTGAAATCCCAGCCCCACTGAGTGCGGTGAGCATTGCAGTAACGCTGGGCAAAGGAGAAGAAGTTGGCAAACTGGGGCACCCAGCCAGCAATGGTGCTCACTGTGGTCCACAGTTCCAAGGGGCGGTTTACAATAGGCGTGCCCGTCATGAACGTGACACTGCGAACACCATCATGCAGCACCCGCCACTCGCCCCGCTTGCCCTTGACTTCTTCACGGCCCGTGACCAGACGCAGGATGGCCTGAGTGCGCTGAGCCTTGGGGTTCTTGATCTTGTGGCTCTCGTCCACGACCACGTAATCATAGCCCACATCTTCCAGGCACTGTTGGTTGCGGGCCACAATGTCATAGTTGATCAGGGTCACGTCAAAGCCAGGCAGCGGCATTTTGCTGAACGTGACGTGGGGATACTGCGCCTTGAGCTGGGCCTGGCGCTGCTTGCTGGGCACAAAGCCCACCACCAGCACACTCAGCTGAGTGCCCAGCATTAGGGTGAGCTCACGGCGCCAGTTGAGGATCAGCGTCTTGGGCAGCACAGCCAGCATGGGGAAACGACGATGCTTGTGGGCGTAGGCCATCACCTGGGCAGTCTTGCCCAAACCAGGCTCGTCACCAATCAGTGCATTACCGTCCCACTTTTCCAAGTGGGCCACACCCTCAGCCTGGTAGGGCTTGAGGGTGAACGCAAACCCAGGAATGGTTGCAGCACGAGGAAGGCTGCGCCAGTAGTCACTCACGCCCTGGTTCATCTGGATACCATAACGATAGGCCAGCTTGGTGGCTTCACGAACACGAGCAGGGCTAGCAGTAAATTCCAACATCCACAGTTTCCTCGTCTTGTGAGCACACTATAGCACTAGTGGCTGACCCTGTCAACCAATTTTTTCCACACTTGCCCCAAAAGATTTCCAGCCAGGCTCGGGCCCATGTGGGTCTGAGCTCTCCTGCATGAGGAACAATGAGACAGCATGGTGTGGATCACGTGCGATCACATGGCCAGAACTTGTGAGAGTGTCCAGAGGACCAGTGTATTCATATACAATTACAACCCTATAGTCCTGCCATCCACGCAAATACTTGACAAAATCCTTTACAAAGTTGACACCATCCACCACATAATTTTGCCAGAGTTGCTTCATCTTGTGGGTTCCTTGCTGTTATGTGGCCATTATAGCACCATCAAACATACAGTCAACCAATTTTTTACAGGAAAAGTGTGGCATTTCTGCCACACTGTTACAGTTTGGCAAGAGCTTCCTGGAATTCAGCCAGCACACTGGCATCCCTGTGTGTAATGGTAAGCATGCCATCATTCACTGCCACTGCCTGTTCGTAACCCAGGGTGGTGACAACCCGGCTCTCCTCGGCCGCTCCCTGCACAGATTCCAGCTTGGCCATTACCCGGCTGTAATAGGTTTCAAAACGTTCTTCGATTTCAAACTCATAGTCGCGTGCCAAGGTCATGATCTGCTGAATGCTGGATTCATTCACCGGCACGGTCCAACGCTTGTGAGCGCCGTCCCAGCTGCTCCAATACTTTTGGCCCTTGTGCTCCCCACGGAGTCCCTTGAGCGCGGCCACCAGTCCAGCATCGTAGGGGAAAGTGAAAACAGCAGTCTTGTCCTCGCTGGTGACCTTTCGCAAACCCACTGCCTTCTGCTTGCGGTCGGCATCGCTCAGCGGCATCATAGCAAACACAGGGCGTTCCATCCAGGTGCGGATCACAGCTTCACCTCCAATCTGGCGGCGATACTTGTTGATCAGCTTTAGGGCGCCAACAGCCTGCTTCTCTGTCCAAGCACGCCCTTGCTGGGCACGTTCAGCCAGGCTGTGGCCAAATGCCGTATCCAGCTTGCTGAACCCAGCGCCATCCCATGTTGCAGCGCCGTTACAAACCCCTGCCAAAGACATTATCATGCGTTCAGCCGTAGTACCTTGAGGATCCACACACCAGTTCTGCATGTTGCTCTCCTTGTTCATGTGGGCAGTATAACACACTACACGGACTAGTCAAGCCTTTTTTTAGAGATTACGATAGCGTATCCAAGCTGTATATGGGCTTGGATACGCAAATAATAGGCATGCTACAGGGTAAACCCATGCAGCATGTGGGCACCTTCTGGCTCTTTAAGGGTAACTTGAAACATATGCAAGAGCATGTCCACTTCCTGGCGAGTGTTTTCATCATGCGCAGGATTGGGCTGAGGAGGCGTCTGCTCCAGGGCAGTGCAGATGGCATGGATTTGGGCAGGGCTGAGCTGGATTTTGTAGGACATGATGAGCGCTCCTTGTTTGGAAAATCACTATAACAGGATCACCTGACGTGTCAATCACTATTGCAAGGATTGACACAGTATTGTATTACAGTTTTATAACGATCAAGGGGATTTTATAATTTCGAAAAAATACGGATAGCCTTACTCATTGTGGCTCATTTTTAAGACCGGCAATACAAAAATCCAATGCCTGATTTACATGCTGCAATGGGAACACACTCTGTAATTTATCAGTGTTGATTGTGCAATTGCTTCGCGGGGCTCGTACAGCGTCCCTAAACTCTTGTTCTGTGAACCATTCCTTGGTCAATCCCATTCGGGTGGCTATCTCACGTGCATCCACACTTCCTGGATTGCACACATTGTAAATGCCAGCTGGAGGTCTATTGAGAGCAAAAAATACAGCAGTGCGAGCCACATCCAACACACAACTCAAACTGTTGTGAACATCAATCAATTTGGGATAATTTTGCAGCTTGGTGAGTAGATTTTTGGGATGAGGAGTGGGGCCAAAAGGCAGCCTTATGCGCAACAAATAGCTCTTGTTGAGATAGGGTGCCATCAGTGACTGAAACATGGCTTTGCTGCCACTGTAGACGCTGCCTACTCCAAAACCAAAATTGGGAGGATCCTCCTCACACCAGCCACCCTCAGTGTAACCATCGTAAACACAGGCACTGGTGATGTGGATCATGGGAACAAAACTGTGATTGCCTTCCAGCATGAGTGGAAATGTCACATTCCCATCCACTGTCGCATCAATCTGATCTTCACAAGCATCCACATTGGGTGTGCCAGTATAGCCTGCAGCATTGATGATAACACTTGTATTGTCTGGTACTGCATCCCTGTGACTGATCCAATTGTAGGGCACTCCCTGCTTGTTCAATTCCTGAGCTATGTGATCCCCCACATAGCCGTGTCCAATCAGTGAGATCATGCTCCGCGCTCCCAGGGAAATACCCACCAAACATGATCTTGACTGCGATCCACCTGGTGAGCAGCAAAGTCTGCCTTTTGAATACTTGTTTCCTTGTTGATCAGCACAGCAAACTTGAAGTGATTCTTAAACAGACCCTGAGCTCCACTCAACTTCCATCTGCGCCCCCAATCCTGGTTTAACCAGCTGATGGTGGATCCACTGTCATTTATGTCGTCCACCACCAAAACCCTTGGATTGTCCTGTGCAATATGTGCTATCCAGTCTGCACTGTCTGGCAAGAACATGTTTTGATCACGCAGACTCAAATTGAATGCCTTCATGGGCACTTGCAAACTGTGGCTCAACAGTGTGGCAGGCAATAGACCCCCTCTGCAAATGCCCACTATGATTGTGGGGGTCCAGCCGCTGGTGGTTATCTGATAAACCAGTTCTTGAACCTGGCTTGTGATTTGATCGTAACTCTGATATTCTTTTTGCATAGTGGAATTTTGAACTACACGCTGCTAGCCAGTCAATAGGATATATCATAATCCCCACAGTTTATACTAGCTAAATATCAGCAAATGGCAGTAATTCCCCGTAAGAGACTCTTTGTAGGTTTTAGTAGTGTTGACAGCACCATCAAGGGCACGCAATACCAAGATTTAGAGTTGATAAAAAGAGACCTAGTAAATCATTTTTACACTCGCAAGGGTGAAAGATTGATGAACGCCCAATTTGGTTGCATTATTTGGGACCTGATGTTTGAGCCCATGACGGATGACATAGTTAACTTGATAGTTGAGGATGCCACACAGATAGTGCAGTCTGATGGCAGAGTTGTGCTCAAGGATATCAACCTTGTGCAATATGACCATGGCGTTCAATTACAAATGAATCTCTTGTACACCCCGCTGGATATTGTTGACCAATTCAGCCTAGATTTTGACCGCCGCAATCTGGAAAGCACAGAACAATGAGCCAATCACTACGTCAGAATAACCTATTTTTGGGTGAGGACTGGACTGTAATTTACAGTGCCATGAGCCAGATCAATTTCAACAGCTATGACTATGATACAATACGTCAGGCTTTGATTGATTATATCCGCACCAACTATCCTGAAGATTTTAACGACTGGATTGAAAGCAGCGAATTCGTAGCCATCATTGAAATGCTGGCCTACTTGGCTGGTAATATTGCCTTTCGTGTGGACTTGAATACTCGTGAAAACTTCATGGACACTGCCACACGCAGAGATAGTATTTTCCGCTTGGCTCGTATGCTCAGCTATAATGCACGTCGTTGTATTGCCAGCAGCGGACTCATGAAACTCACACAGGTGAGAACAGACAAAATCATTTATGACAGCAATGGTGTAAATCTACAGAATGTGACCATCAACTGGAACGATGCCAACAATCCAGACTGGTATGAACAATTCGTGCTGGTGTTGAACGATGCGTTTATAGACAGTAATCCTTTTGGGAATCCTGTCAAAAGTGGCAGGGTTGGTATTACCACCAGTGAGCGTTATGATCTCAGCAATGCTGCCAACAGCAACATAACCTATCAATTTAGAGCTCCTGTAAATGGACAGGGCATGGATTTCGAATTCTGTAACATGGACTTTCGTGTAGCTGAAAGTGGCAGTATTGCCGTAGGCAGCAACGGATACTATTTTGAAAAAACTCCCAGCATTTACAATCGTTGGAGTTTGATTTACAGAAACGACGGCAACGGTAATGCCAGCCCCTACACTGGTTTCTTTATTTTGTTCAAACAGGGCACAATTGGATTCACTGACTACATTCTGGATGGAGAGGTGCCCAACAGAGTTATTGATTTGGATGCCATCAACATCAACCAATCTGATGTTTGGGCTGTGAGTATAGACGACGCAGGGATTCCACTACAGAACTGGACCAAGGTTCCTGCGCTGTTCAACAACAACCTAGTTTACAATGATGTGGACCGTTTGACTCGCAACATATTCCAGGCAATTACCAGAGATCAAAACGGCAGCGATGCTGTGAGCCTCAAGTTTGGTGATGGTGGATTTGGAAATATCCCCGCAGGCAGGCTTCGTGTCTACTGGAGAGTCAGCAACAACCAAACATATACTGTTCAGCCCAATGATTTGAACAATATTGGACTCACAATGGCCTAC